GACTGGAACTACGTCAGGAGGATCAAGCCGGAGTGCATCGTCCTGGACGAGTGCACCGCGATCAAGACGTTCCGGGCCCAGCGCACGCGGAAGATCAAGAGGCTCACCGCGCCGTTCCGCTTCGGCATGACCGGCACCCCGGTGGAGAACGGGAAGCCCGAGGAACTGTTCTCGATCATGCAGTGGGTCGACGACCAGGTCCTGGGCCGGTTCGACCTGTTCGACAAGACGTACATCGTGCGCAACCGCTTCGGCGGGGTGCAGAACTACAGGAACCTGCCGGTGCTGCACGCCAAGCTGGCCGAGGTCATGGTCCGCAAGACGCGGCTGGACGAGGACGTGCGGCCGTACCTGCCGGAGGTGCAGGAGTCCATCATCCCGGTCGTCCTGGACGCCAAGACGAAGAAGGCGTACCGGGCCATCGCGGCCGACCTGCTGGCCGAGCTGCGCGCGGCCGGGCCAACGATGGGTGACTTCGATCTGTTCGCGCACTACCACGGGGGAGAGGCCGCCAACGAGAACAGCCAGCAGGGCAAGATCATGAGCCGCATGCAGGCGCTCGACATGCTGCTGAACCACCCGGACCTGATCGTCATGTCCGGGCAGCAGTACGAGGAGAGCCAGGAGGCACGCTCGCGCGGCGCCGAGAAGAAGGTGTGGCCGGGCTCGAAGTACGCCTACGAGGTGTGGCAGTCCGGCCTGCTCGATGACGTCACCACGGCTCCGAAACTGGACGCGGTGGCGGCAGCGGTCGAGGACATCATGGCGGTGCCCGGCAACAAGATCATCGTGTTCAGCGTCAACCCCGACATGCTGGACCTGCTCGGTGACCGGCTGCCGGAGAACTCCTTCGTCACCTACACCGGCCGCATGTCGTCGGCAGCCAAGGCATATGCCGCCCAGCGGTTCGAGACCGACGAACAGTGTCAGGTGTTCCTGTCCTCGCACGCGGGGGCGTTCGGCACCGACCTGTACATGGCGAACTACTTGATCAACTACGACCTCGCCTGGTCGGCCGGGAAGCAGGACCAGATCAACGCCCGGCACAACCGAGCGAGCAGCCAGTTCAAGGACATCTACATCCTGAACGCCATCACCTCGGGCACCACCGAGCCGCGCAAGCTGGCGATGCTGGCGCACAAGCGGAGGGTGGGCAGCGCCATCACAGACGGGCGCGGGGCTGATGCGAAGGGTCGGATCGAGAACGACGTCCAGACCCTGACGCAGTGCCTGGAGGCGTAACTTCCAGGATCGCACGAGGGGCGTCGAGTGGTTCTAAAGCCGTAATCGCATGGCACCATCAAGGCATGCGAGAAGACCCACTCGACGTCCTGCTCCGTGAGGGGATTGAGGACGTCATACGCCCACCGGAGGAGCGGGAGGACTGGGACCTGACCCCCGTCCGCCTGGCGCTTCGTGGCGCCGTCGCTGACCTGTGGTGATTTTGTAAAGCGGATGGCGCCAATCCGTTGACAACCGCATATGCCGAACGTAGAGTCGTCCTCACGAAGAGCTAATCGAACGAAGGATCGAACAGCACGCAGGAGGACAGCATGACCACCATCGCGGAAGCGCTCGGCATCGCCTGGGGCAGCAACAGCGTCACCGACGCCCCCGAGTACCGGCTGACCTACCACGCGCAGAAGCAGGCCGCCCTGAAGGGCTGGAGCAGCGCGCAGGTACTGGAGGCCGCCAACCGCCCGCAGCACACCTCCCCATCCAGCCGGTTCCCCGGCCAGTGGCGCCACGTCCGAGGCGAGATAGTCGCCGTCGTCGACCCGGCAGACCACCGCGTGATCACCGTCTACCAGGACGTGGCGGAGACCGGACTCCGCACCGACCAGACCGACGCCGACGCCCAGCGCTACGCCAGGGGCCGCCACGGTCTCGGCTGCAAGTAACGGCATCAAGAAGACGTAATCCGGTATAGACAATCCTGAAGACGTAATGTAGAGTCGGACCTGCTCAACCGACCTACTACTCCGTAGAAAGAGAGCCCCGCTCTATGGCTACCGTGCAGCGACGAGCGACCCAGCGCATCGAGCGCCCCATCTCCCTCAACCAGGCAGCGCCCTGGGAGAAGACCCGGCAGTTCCTGGCCCTGAAGTTCCAGGAGACCGAGATCGTCACCCGCAAGAACAAGTTGCGCGACGAGGTCAGCGTCCACGTGGACGCCAACGGCGAGGTCGACGAGAAGGGCAGCAAGTTCTGGAAGTTGGACCCGCCCATCGAGGTCAACGGCCAGAAGTTCACCGAGGTCAAGCGCGAGCGCCGCGTCTCCACCTCCCTGGACGCCGAGAAGGCCGAGGAACTGGCCGTCGCCAAGGGCATCCGTGACCGCCTCTTCAAGCAGGTCACCACCGAGGTCCTGGACCAGGACGAGTTGTACGTCCTCAACCAGGAGGGCGTCATCAGCGACGAGGAACTGGACGGTCTGTTCGTCGAGACCGAGTCCTTCGCCTTCAAGCCCATCCGCGCCTGACAGGAGCCCCACCACATGAGCACACTCGCCAGCACCATCGACGACCAGTTCGCCGCCCTCGGTGAGCAGTACTACCCCGGATCGACGCGCCCCCTGGTACGTCACCCCAACCGGCTTAATACCGAGGCCGCCCAGTCGGCGGCCGACCCCGGAGCATGGGACGCCAAGCCCCGCAAGTACGTCGTGGCCGGAGCCGAGACGGAGTTCTTCACCGTCGGCGACCTCGCCAAGGCGCTGGGACGGCAGCCCGTGACCATCCGGAAGTGGGAGCGCGAGGGAGTCATCCCCAAGAGCACCTACCAGTCGCCGGGCAAGGACGGGGACGTACGCGGCCGACGCCGCCTGTACACCCGCGAGCAGGTCGAGGGCATCGTCCGCATCGCCTACGAGGAAGGCGTCCTCGTCTCCCACCAGAAGCCGATCAAGGACACCCAGTTCAGCGCCCGCGTCATCGCGCTCTTCAAGGCCCTGGCGGGCGACGAGTGAGGATCGTCAAGAGCCAGAAGCACCACGTGTCCATGGGCAACTTCGAGTGGGTGGAGTTCGGCTACGAGGTCGACATCTCCACCGACGACTTCCCCAAGGCACGCACGCTCGACGACCTGGACAAGGTCGCGACCGACCAGATCGGCAAGGCCCTCGCGGCCGACATCGAGGAAGCCCGGCTGAACACGGGCGAAGCGTCCTCGTACATCCATCTCTACCAGCAGGAGAACTGAATGCCCCGCACCCTTACCCGCCGCCGCACCGCCCGCGACACCGAGGCGTACTCCCCGGCCGACGAGCCGGAAGAGGAGAAGGGCTACGAGGAGGAAGAGGACGAGCGTCCGGCCCGTGGCTCCCGCCGTGGCTCGCGCCGCCAGTCGCTTAATACCGAGGAGGCCGACACCTCCCGACGCTCGCGCCGCGCCTCCCGTGACGAGGACGACGACGAGGACGACGAGCCCGCGCCGAAGGTCGGCGGCCGTGGCTGGGGGTCGTACGAGAAGACCAAGCAGGCGTCCTCCGGCTTCCCGGACAACTTCAAGGCGGGCACCGAGTCCGTGATCGTGAAGTTCCTGGACGAGGAGCCGTTCCTGGTCTTCCTCCAGCACTGGATCGAGCGCTCCGGCAAGAAGTCCTTCACCTGCCTGGAGAGCAAGTGCCCGCTGTGCGACGACGCGGGTGACAAGCCCAGCCAGCAGGTCTCCTTCAACGTCGTCGACTTCACCGACCCCGAGGACCCGCAGGTCAAGGTCTGGCAGGTCGGCCCGATGGTCGCGGACATCCTGAAGAACTACGCCAAGGACAAGAAGACGTCGCCGATCAACCGCGACGACCTCTACTTCTCCGTCCGCAAGGAGACCAAGAACAAGAAGACCAACTACTACATCACGCCGGTCAAGGAGCGTGACCTCCTCGACGACTGGGACATCGAGCCCCTGAGCGAGGACGACCTGGAGACGTTCGACGCCAAGGCGTACGACGAGGACATCCTCCAGGTCACCCGGCGCAACGACCTCAAGGTCATCGTCCGCGAGATCCTGAACGACTAGCAGCCTCCGACGGGGGAGGTTCCAGCACCGCGCTGGGGCCTCCCCCTCAGCTTCCCCATCCACCACCACCGGAGCCCGCTGTGAAGATCCGCAACTCCGTCATCCTCACCCCCGACCGACTTAATACCGTGGTCGAGCGCTTCATGGAGCGTCCGGCCTTCGCATTCGACATCGAGACCTTCGGCCCCAACCGAGGCGTCCCGACGCAGAACGTCGCCAACTGGCTCTCCCTGGCCTCCGACGGCATGGCCTACGCCATCCCCTTCGGGCACCCCAACGGCGACGTCCTGATCAGCAAGGCCACCCGTAAGAAGAACCGGCTCACCAACAAGTTCGACGCCATCCCGGCCGTCTACGACGCCCCGCCGGAGCAGATGCTCCCGAGCGAGGTCTTCTCCATCCTCCGGCCGCTGTTCTTCGCCGAAGACAAGATCAAGATCGCGCATAACGCCACGTTCGACCTGATCTCCACGGCGAAGTACTGGGGCGAGATCTGCCCGCCGGAGTACAGCGACACCATCGTCCTTCAGTGGCTCCTCGACGAGAACATGAAGCAAAAGGGCCTGAAGGAGTTGATCAAGCGCTACTACAAGGTCGACTACGACACCGAGAACGTCGGCAAGTGCGTCGAGGCCCACCCCTTCTCCAAGGTCGCGCACTACGCGTACATGGACGCGAAGTACACGTGGCTGCTGTGGAAGCGGTACCAGCGGCAGATCCAGGAGCAGAACCTGACCCACGTCAGGCGCCTGGAGGAAGACGTCCTGGGTGTGCTGCTCGACATGGGCATCACCGGGGCGCCGGTCGACGAGGCTGCGATGCGCGAGCTGGTGACGGACATGTCCGCCCGGCTGGTCGACATCGAGGCGGACATCTACCGGGCCGCAGGCAAGCAGTTCAACCTCAACGCTCCGGCGCAGAAGGCCGAGGTGCTGTACTCCCCCAAGAGCGAGGGTGGCCAGGGCCTCAAGCCGATGAAGCCCACCGACGGCGGGAAGAAGAAGCGCGACGCGGGCCAGGCGCTGGAGTGGAAGGACTACTCCACCGACTCCGACAGCCTGGAGAAGCACGAGAGCAACAAGGTCGTCAAGAAGCTCCTGGAGTACGCGGAAGTCAGCAAGCTGCTCGACTACCCCATCGCGTACCTCGGAGTGGAGGGCGACCCCAAGAAGCCCTGCCGGATCTTCGACGGCCGGATCCACGCCGACTTCGTCCAGTACGGAACGGTGACCGGACGGTTCTCCTGCCGCGAACCCAACCTCCAGAACATCCCCCGGCCCGACACCGAACTCGGTAAGAAGATCCGTGGCCTGTTCATCGCGCCGCCCGGCTACAAGCTGGTCGTCGCGGACTACGGGCAGATCGAACTCGTCGTGCTCGCGCACTTCATCGGTCGTGG